ATCTAAAACAGGCTTTACAATAAGGTTTTATAATAGTAGTAATACAGGAATAAGCCGAACATTTGATTATCAAGTGTTTGGATATGGGTTGAAATCATAACCATTTTAAAATATAAGGATTAACATGAGTCAAGTATCAGATGTAGTTTTAGCCAATCAAGGATTTGCAAGTTTTAGAACTGAACTTAATAATATATTAGGTGCTTTAAATACTATGCACATTGGAAGTTCAGCACCATCATCAGTAGCCACAGGCACGATGTGGGTAGATAATGGTACATCAGGAGTTTTAAAAGTTAAGATAAATGATGGCTCAGATAATGTTGAGTTATTTCAAATTAATATTTCATCAAATGCAATCACTAGCACAATGTCGGTCACAGGTACTATATCTGAAACAGACCCAAATGCTTTGCCACTAGCGATAGCTTTAGGATAAGGAGAAACAGATGGCAAATACTTTTAAGGTTAAAACTAATGGTGCGATGCCCTCATCGGCTGGGTCTCCACTTACTCTTTACACAGTTCCAAATGCTACAACAACAGTAGTCATTGGCTTAGTTCTTTGTAATATTCACACAACGTCTGTCACAGCAGATGTTCAGTTAGTATCAGATACATCAGACACAGAAACAAACGAAACAGTTTTATTAGCAAAAGATGTGACTATTCCTGCTGGGTCATCTTTGGAATTATTAACAGGTGGTAAGGTTGTTGTTCAGGCAACTGATATTATTAAAATAGATTGTTCAGTATCAGCTAAAATAGATGCAACATTATCAATATTAGAAATTACATAGGAGTAAAGCATGGCTTACATTGGACAAGCACCAACACCTTTACCTTTAACTGCTACAGATATTCCTGATCTTCCAGCAACAAAAATTACATCAGGAACTTTTCCAGCTTTGAATGGTAGCAACTTAACAAATCTTGACGCATCAGATTTAACAGGAACTTTACCAGCTATATCTGGTGCAAATTTAACAGGAATAACAGCAAATGCTGGAACAAAATCATTTGGTGCTTATAGAAGTGATAATAATGCGAGTGATTTAACTAATGGAGATAATTCAGAATTAGTTTTCAATGCAGAAAAACATGATGACGATGGATTGTATAATGTTTCTAATGGAAGATATACTCCTGGAGTAGCTGGAATATATTATGTTTCTGCTCATGTTACAGTAAATGACATCAATGGCACAGGAGACGATCTGTATTTAAAATTTTGTATTAGTGGAGATGTATCAACAGTAGCAAATTCACAAACTAGATATGCTGGGGGTGGTTCAAATTTTACTGATGTTCACGCATCAGCATCTATAAAATTAACTAATAATAGTGATTACATTTCTGTTTTTATTTATCAAGATGCTGGTGGTAGTAGAAAACCACAAGCAAATTTATCTTGGTTTTATGGATTTAGATTAAGTTAAGGAAAAAATATGGCACATTTAATTTATAAAATTAAAGCATATGCAAAATCAAAAGGTGTAAATGACATTGATTTTACAAGTGATGTAATTGTAGTTACACCATCTGATGAAGATAGTAAAATTCAAACATGGAATTTAGATATTTCTAAACCAACTATTGATGAGTTAAATTCTTTTGAAGATGAGGCTAATACAATGAAAGAAGAAGATGATGCCAAACCTACAAGAGCCGATTTACAAGCTAGTGCTAAATTAAAACTAATGAATGGGGAAACATTAACAGAAGATGAGGCAAACATAATGGTAGGTTTATAATGAGTTATATTGGCAAATCTCCAGCAGTAGGTAATTTTGTAAAATTAGATGCGATAAGTACATCTTCAACAAACACATATAATTTAACTTTAGACTCTGTTGCATTTACACCTGAGTCTGCAAATCATATGCTAGTATCTTTAAATGGTGTAATCCAAGCACCTCAAACAGCTTTCTCAGTATCAGGCTCTACAATTACTTTTTTACCATCATCAGGAACTTTATCATCATCAGATAGCATTGACTTTATTATGGTCTATGGAAATGTACTTGATATTGGAACACCATCAGACTCAACTGTCACAAATGCTAAAACAAATTTTGTATCAACTTCATCATCTGCTGGATTACAAATAAAAGGCGATGGTACTACTGATGGTACTTTACAATTAAACTGTTCTCAAAATTCACATGGAATAAAATTAAAATCTCCACCACACTCTGCTAGTGCTTCATACACTTTAACTTTTCCAACAACAGATGGAAACGCAGATGAATTTTTACAAACAAATGGGTCAGGAACATTAACTTGGGCAGAAGCTGGTGGTGGCTCAATGACAAAACTGCAAACTCAAACAGCATCAGGGTCAAGTTCAATAAGTTTTACAAGCACTTATTTGACAAGCACATACAAAGTTTATCAACTTCATTGCACAGCTATTGATTTGTCAAATGATGGTGGTAATTTAGGAATACAAACTTCTACCGACAATGGAAGTAATTATACAAATTCAGGCTATAAAAATATTCGAATTTTTAATAGAGATGATACATCAACCCACTCAATGAACTCAGGACATGGAACAAGTGATGATAGAGTTAGAATTATAGGTACAGGATATGGAGTGGGTACTAACAACAATGAGGGTGGCATGAGTATAATTACTATTTTTGACCCATCAGGAACAGGAAAAGGTAAATTTTTTAAATGCTATGGTTGTCATTTTGACGAAAATAATAAACTTGCAATGCAAGACCACACATTTGCATTAGACCAATCTACAGCAATAAATAACTTTAGAATAATACCAGCTAGTGGTACATTTAGTGGAACATTTACTTTATATGGAATAGCTTAATGACACATACACACAAATTAATAGATGGAATTAAAATAGATTTAACAGCAGAAGAAATATCTGAATTAAATTTAAGAGATCAACAATATTTAGATGGTGCTTTTGACAGAGCAATAGAAAATTTAAGACAAAAAAGAAATAGTCTATTACAAGAAACTGATTGGTGGGCATCATCAGATTTAACTATGACAGCAGAGCAAACACAATACAGACAAGATTTAAGAGATATTACAAATGGATTAACAACTGTTGAAGAAGTAAATGCAGTTGAGTTTCCAACAAAACCAAGTTAGGATTTAAATTATGCCATTAACAAAATTAAACGCAACATTAGGATTAACAGGAACACTACCAGCAGTTAGTGGTGCGAACTTAACAGGGATTAGTGCTGGAAAAGTTTTACAAGTTGTCTCAACACAATTAGTAGCTGAATTTGGTAGTTCTAGTTCATCTTTTGTAGATGTTACAGGAATGGCATTAACAATTACACCATCTGCAACAAGTTCAAAAATTTTGCTATTAATGAATACCAATCTTTATCAAAATACAGGTACTTCATATGTTATTTTAAGATATGAAAGAGCAATTTCAGGTGGTGCAACTACTAATATTGGACATGGAACTTATGGATTAACTTTTGCAAGATCAGAGGGTGCACATAATTTTTGGGCTGGTACAGGAATGACTTACCTAGACTCTCCAAGTACTACGAGTGCAACCACTTATCAAGTTCAAGTATCAAATGGTGGGTCAGGCTCTGTGTCAGTAGGTGTAAATTCATCAAATACAAACAGCATATATGCTTTGGAGATAGAATAATGATTATAGATGCAATACTTAAAATTAACCCTGAAGCTAAAGTTTCTGTAAGTGGCTCAGATATTGATACTTGCCAAATAGATTGGCATGATGGAACAACACCTATTTCTAAAGCTGACATAGAAACTAAGATGAACGAACTACAAGCTGAGTATAATGCTGAACAATGGAAAAGAAATAGAAAAGCAGAATATCCATCACATGAAGATTGTATTCACGCACTATTAGATGGTGGCGATACACTTACTGAACTACAAGAAAAAAGACAGGCAGTTAAAACAAAATATCCTAAAACATAATGAATGATAAAATTTTTAAACTTACTAAAACATTGGAAAGGTAATTTATGGAAGAAATCAAACAACGAATTAAAGAACATGAGGGGTTTAGGGATACTGTGTATTCCGATAGTTTGGGTTTCGCTACTATT